GTGAGTTGCTTAATCCGCGGGAACACATCGACCGTCGTGATGACGCATGAGTTTTCCGAAGACCAAAACTGGAACTCCCCGCGCTTGATGAAGTCCAGCACGTCGTTGTAGTTCATCTGCCCATAGCCCTCGAGCAGTGCTCGCTCTATGGGCTCGCGGAACTTTGCGACGTGCTCGAGTCCATCGACATCTTCTTGCTCTATGTTCATCGCATACCTCCGGCCACCGCATCAAGGCGCATGGTTCCTACGCGCCAGTCGGTCGCAGGAGAGGCTCCTGTGATCTTCATCTCAACCTGCCGCCCAGTGAATCGCACCGGCGTGTAGATTGAGTCAATGGTGTAACTCTTGCTCGTCTCTGTGCCATTTGGGGCGAACTTGGTGAAGAACTGCAGCGACACAGAGCCCTGCGTGTCCTCGTCCGCAATAATCTGTTTTGCCACCAAGAGCCGCTCGCCATCGCCAAGCTCTATCGGCCCGCTGCGCGCATAAGGCGCTGCGCCGTCATAAGACACGCCGACCTCGTGCTCATAGACGTAACCATCGGGCGATACCATGATCGGGTAACTGAATACGCCGCGATCGGTGCCGGCGGTGCGCGCCATGGTGCCGATAGACCAGTGCTGCTCACGGTAATTATAAACCACATACGAGTCGCACTCGGTAGAGTTGACGCTCGGGTAGAACCACCATACTTCGCCGTACTGATTGTTGGCGACCGCGTAAACCTTGGAGCGCTGGGTCTGCGAGATATTGTCTTTGATGTAGTCGAGCACGTCACACTTAATGGGGCGCACGAAGCCGTCGTACATGAAGAACCCAGACGGGCTCCACCAGTACGCGACCGACTCCACCGCGGCGACAGACTGCGCGCTGATAACTCCGCAACCGCCTGCGATGCGCTCAAAGCCGTAGACATAAGGTGGCCCCTGATACTGGGCCGTGTGCACGTCGACGTCAGTGAAAATGAGGTTCACGCCACGAAGGCGCTTGCCGCAGACGATAGATCCGCTCGTCTCAAGATCAATATCGCCGGCTTGGTTCGTGACCGCAGGTGTCCAGGTGTTGTTGTCTTCTTGATCTGACCACGCTACCTTGCGCGCGTTTGAACTCGCCCCAAGCGCGAACACGAAGCGCTCTGCGGTCACGAGGACAGCCTTGTTTCCGGTGGGCGCATTGGAGAGCACGACGGCATCGTTGGCAGTGTTTAAGTCCCACTCGTAAATCTTGCCGTCCTTGCTGGCGCAGCCGAGTAGGTACTCGCCCCAAGTATCTAGGCTCCACGTCGTCGCAGGAGTCACCGTGCCGCTGTCGGCTCGAGCCGTGCCATAGGAGAAGAGCCCGTACCCGCCGCCGCCATAGCCTAGATTCAATATCGCGTCTGGATCTCCAACCGTGTAACCGCTCGGGGTAATGTCGGTCAGCGTGCCAGACTCGCTCATTGCATAGAGCTTGCTGTGCGTGCCTATTCCGATCCAGCGCGTGTTGGCATTGTTACGCCACGCGATGAGGCCGCGGCACAGCCCGGAGAAAGCCGAGTTGGATCGCTTACGCCAGCCGCCGACTGGGCGCATGGTGTTCTCGTACCAGCGCACAAGCGACGAGTCGCGCCAGCGGCCCTTGCTCTGGTAGTCGGTGCCGTTACGGTACACGCCCGGCGGCAGATTGAGAGGTATTAACGCCAAGGCGTTACTCCTTTGATGGAGAGAACCAGCCCTTTACAAAGCCAATTAAGAACATCATCGCCGCGCCAAGCGCAGCCAGCCACTTCACGAATGCGACAAGGTTTTCAGCCGTCGCCCAGGCGTTAGCAAGTTTCTTGATGTCTGATTTCAGTTCGGCCATGTCTGCTTGCATGGTCTCGAGATCTTTTCTCAGCATCGCCAACTCAAGTGCATTCTGTTGCTCTTGTTCCGACATGATCTATCTCAACCTACTTGCTAATGACTTTGTAGTTGTTGATGACGACCGCGACGTAAAGCGCGCAGGCCGCTGCGGTTACGATTGGAATATCTGCAACCCACAGCAGCACCACGGCAACCGACTTCACCAGCACCATGACCTTGACCGGGTTGAAGTATTTAAACAGCCGCGCCAGAAACGGGTTCGCCTCGCGCTTGCCCATCTTGAGCGCCTTGTGCGTTGTCCAAATGTCCAACCCTTGAAGCACTACGAAGATGACGAGGAAAACCGTGTTCATGGTTACTGCGCCGTCGCTTCTTCCGGCTTCGGCACCTGCGGCTCGGCCTGTTCTTTGATTTTACAGATCAACGGCCAAGCCCCCGTCTTGCTCGGCAACTCGCCCAGCACTTGTAGGATGGCGTTTACTTCTTCGACAGATAGATCAAGTTTGATCGACACAATTATGCTCCTTGTTTAACCGCAATACAGAACAGTCGGCACACAGTACGAACCATCATCGTATTCGTGCGTCTTGACCGTGCTTGTGACCTTGCCGATGGTGCTGCTGCGAATGATGTCGTCAGCCTGAACACGCGCCGTGCCGTCACCGTTGGATTCGAGCAGATCGCCTTCTTGCACCGTGACGCTGCCATTGACGCGACAGATAAACGCACCGACCGCCGTGACGTACATATCGTTGGTCGTAGTCCAATCGTTGTCCCACGCCATAAACACGCCGTAGACCTTCTTGCTGCCAGCGGTGTCGCTGATCTTGGACTTGGGCAGTCGCTCGTTAGTCTCGTCCGGCCATACGCAGAGTTCGTTAATAGACTCCATTACCGTGCCGCGCAAAATATCCGGCTTGCTGCCGTCTTGCAGTTGCGACCAGTGCGAACCCGCGAAGGCATTGTAAGAAACGGTGTTGCCGCTGACGGAGATGTTGCCCTCGTCTGTACCATCTTGCCTAAATAAAACTAAAACACCATCATTTGTTGTCCTATTTACAATTAGAGGCTGATCTCCACTAGCAGTAAATGCTCCGAGGCCAGATGCTCTTATTTCGCAACCAACAGTATTTGGGTTAGTGCCTGATTTGCCAACCAACAAATCCCCACCCGCCGTGATGCGGGCGCGTTCGGTGTTGTTGGTGCCAAAAATCATTGCGCCGTTGGCAATGTTCCAGAGGTACGAAACTTCGTTTATTTGAGTAAAGTTTGTGTAATAACTTGTATCAGTTGTATCCCAAATTGAAACGGTGGGCGCGCCCGATGCCTGAACTGTAAAACCAGACCCACTTCCGGTAACGCCAGTCGTTTTGTTGGTTGTGCCGCCAAGTTGCAAACTCCCACTCGCATCAAGCGTCATCGCCTGCGTGAACGTGATCGCGTTGCCTGCGGTGCCGGAGGCTGCAATGTGCCAAGCGTGAGTGCCGTTGCCGCCGCCGCAATCGTACCGCGTGGCATAACCAGTATTTGAATACTTATAGCCAGAATTGTAATAACCGTTTGAAAGCAAAGACGTTGCGTTAATTCCAATGCCCCACAAGACATTTCCTGTGGAAGTTCCAATTTCTAACGCTTTTCCAAGATTCCAATTTGCGTTCGGCGTCACGCCCAGACCGAGGTTGCCGGAGGAGTCGAGGCGCATACGCTCGGTGGCGGTAGTTGAAAAAATTATTGAATCATTGTTGTTGCAAAACAAATCTAAATCAGCATCTGTTTTTAAAGAAACCTTATTAGAACTGTGCGTTATATATAAAGAACCAGTAGACGCATCTGAAAAATGCCCACTAGTATCGCCCCAAGTGGCAAGAGTTACCGCGCCGCGAACTGCAAACTTTCCAAAACTTGCAGGCGAAGTCGTGCCGACTCCGACGCTGCCGGATGAGGTTGCAAAGTTAGCAGCGCCAGTCGTCGCAAAAGTTGTGCCATCATAAGTAACCGCACTCCCACTCGTCGCCACCTTGCTGCCGTTCAGATACAGCACGCCGTTGGCGGTGCCGGCGCTATTTGTGAGCGTACCCCCAATGGTCAGCGTCTTGCCGGTGCCGACGTTGAGGCCCACCGACGTGCCGCTGCCCGCCGCGGCAAAGATGCCGTCGATCGTGTCGAGGTTCGTGTTGAGCTTACCGCCCCAGGTATCGGCTGACGCGCCGACTTCCGGCTTCGTCAGGCCAAGGTTGGTAGTAGTTGTGTCAGCCATTTGTCTTTACCTCAAGCGGCCTGCAAATAGGCCGGGTGTGTTTTCTCTGTCCAAGTCTCCGCCGTATCTGCCAGCGGCGTCCATGTTTCTGCGGTGTCCGAAATAGACGTCCACGACTCCGGCGTATCCGCATCCTGTTCCCATTTCTTGCGCCCTACTGCGCCCAGCGTAGCCGCCGCAGAGGTTGCACAGTCGACGTTCCTAATGCGGATATAGTCGACCGCAATCGTTGCGACGCCTGCCATCGTGGAGGCGCCAACAAATTCGCACTCCGACTCTGCCGCCAACGTCGCCGCCGCTGAGAGCGCCGACGTCGCGATCCGTACTCGCACGCCAACCGATGAGAGGCTGGCCGACGCGCTCATCGCAGAGTCGCCGTTGACGACCGTGACGGAGTTCGCCGTCGTGGTCGCCGAGGCAGACATCGCAGACGCGCCGAGCGCGATACGTTGCCCGGCTGCCGTGAGCGTCGCGGCGCCATTCAAGGCTGCCGCGCCAAGCATCACGACCTGACTCGAGCACGATACCGTGCCAGATCCGCTCATTGCGGACGCGCCTAGCGCGACCCGCTGCCCTGCCGCGCTTACCGTCGCAGCGGCCGACAAGGCCGCCGATGTCGACTGCACGCGGTTGCCTACCGCCGTCAAAGTCGCCGCGGCCGACATGGCCGAGGCGCCTAGCGCTACACGCCTTCCGATGCAGGTTAGTGCGGCGGACGCGCTTAGAGTGGCTGCGCCCTCTTTTGGGTCGTAGCCATAATTGCCACGGCCGTATAAACCGGAGCCGTAGCCTGACATCAATTAGTCCAGCGTGATGTCAAGATCGCCCGCAGGGACGCGGAACACGTCGCCAGAGGCAATCGTCTTGCTGGTCGTCAGCGCGCCGTGAAACAGCAGATTACCGCTGGTCAGGCTGTCCCATACGCCAACGTGCGTGATCGTGCCCCATGAGCCGGTCGCGGTCGGGAACTCAATCGCGCTCGTGTTCGACGCCGCAGCGCCAGAAACAGTCGAGGCGAAAGACTGGCGCGCATAAGAGCCGCCGCTCACCTCAGTTCCGCTGCCAGCGTCCGTCGGGTCTGCAGTATGCAGCCCGAGGTACACCGTCGTCGGCGACGTGTAGGACGTATTAGAGAGAACGTGAAGAAGGATCTTGTTCTCGAGATAATTAGAAAATGCACTCACGGAATAACCCTCGTCGGTTTAACAGCCATTGCGGTACGCCCTTGACTGAAGGCTGCCCGCTCGTTTTGTAGCAACATATCTTCAATCGCCGCCTGGTACTGCGAAGACCACAGACCCACGCGCTCGTCGTCACGCAGGTACGGAGCCGCCTGCAATAATGATCCATATAGGTATACGTCAGGATGCCGCGCCAAGACCCAGTTTGACGTGTTGCTGTCAGAGAGCTTGGCGAGCGTCGCGACGTAGGTGATCTCTGCCGTGTACCCAGTATCCGGCGCCGGCAGCACTTCGATCTGGTTCCCTACCAGAGCGAAATACTGCGGCTTTCCGGTGGTGCGATAGACCCACTTTTTGGCATCCAGTTCGTCCTCGGTGAGGAATACCAGAGGCTGCACCGGAGCGGTCGAGGTCAGCACCAGAGACTTGCATGACAGGAAGTCGGCAGGCAGCGCAGAGAAAGGCGTGTCGATCGTGGCATTGGCGCGCTTGACCATCTTCTGGGTCGGTAGCCGACGCTCCATCTGCGCCTCTGCAAGCGAGATGAAGTCAGGGATCACGGCCGTGAGGTCGTCACGGTTGAGCCAGTCGGCGATGCTGCTTTTAAGCTCGCTGTATGATGTTAGTGCCACCGTCCACCTGCTCCTTCATCGCCCATGCGCCTTCGTGTGAATACTCGAAGGTGCCTATATGTTTGACCTGATGCGAGAGGTCATGGTCGACCAAAACCTCGTACCCGGCCTCGCGCACCTTGCGGCAGAAGAACACGTCTTCTCCGATGTAATGATTTCCGATCGTTGAGTACGGGATCGCAAACCACGGCGCTTCGAGTTTTTCAAACACCTCGCGCTTTACCATCATCACGCCCATGCCGATGTAATCCACCGGCTGCAGCCCTTCCGAGTCTGGGGCGGTATATACGCGACCTATCTTGCCGTCGTCGTCCATCATCGCCACCGGCTTGACGGGCATTCGACGGGTCGCATAGTTCGCGGCCACGATGGGCTTGTCGCGCAGAATGAGGTGCCCGATTGTTTC